CCTGTATTGCTCGTTAAGCATACGATAATTTTTGTTAAGATTTCTGTTTTTAGGTTAAAATTCAGGCTACCTCGGAGGATTGAGGCAGCCTGAAAACGTTTGTGGCACTCAAACGATAACGAATTATTACGGTCAGCAATCCGCTAGCTGCTTGGTTACTGTGGGGGAGTGATAGTTTTGTCATAGCTGCGTGAGCGGACGGACTCGCAAAAATTCCAATCCAATCAAACACAAGCGGCACAAAGCCGCCCAATCTGCAAAATGCGAAAAACCGCGAAAAAATGAGCAAAAAGCTATCATTTTTACGCGGTTTTTGTCATAGAACGATTAAAAACCTAGCAGGAATGATGAGCGCTTATTCTTTTATGCCGCAATCCCATAGGTAGAAGCCGTAAATTTCAAAGTCGTGTTCACCCAGCTCGGTTAGGTCTAGGGTTTCGACGGGGTAGATGTCTTTGTTGCTGTTGTCGCTGATGATGCGGAATACGTTGCGGCTGGTGCGTTGCAAGCGTTTGATGCGCAGCTCGTCCACTTGGCGGAACAGGTAGATGCCTTCACGGGTGTAGCCGTTTTGCATTTTCCACAGCACGGTGCCGCGGTCAATCAGCGTGGGGTGCATGCTGTCGCCGCGCACGCGGGTGCAGAAGCAGTGCGAGGGTGGCACGCCCAAGTAGTCAAAGAACGAGGCGCGAAACCACATGGCTTCAGTGTCCACTGGCTCATTAACCTGATAGCCGTTGCCTGCGCTGCCAAACACGTTTACATGATAACGCACGGGCACAATGGCATCGGTATGCTGCGCCGCTGCCCAATCGGCGTATTCTGCCACCATGGCGCGCATGAAAAATGGCACCCCCACGGCAGACGCGGCAGACGGCGAACGGCGCGGCTTGAGCTGGGTGGCATCGCTGGATTTTTCGCCCGTGAGCAGATGCAACAAGCCTTTTTCTTTAATTTCATCAATAAGATAGTCAGGTAAAAAATACACTTTCTTCATGCCCCCTTTGCCGCCTTGGGTGGGGGCTTCTTCATAATCCCAATTTTCTTTCTCAACACGATAGGCAATACCTGCTGGTGTAGTAGGCAGGCGTATTTCGCTGTTTTCTGTTGCCAGTGTCTTGGCTAATTCAACTAATTCTGCGGCACTTTTCCGGTATGTTTTTTCCATTTTGGTCTCGCTTTTATCTTTAAAGCTAAAACTGCGCAGCTTTAAAGAAAACTTTTAAAAATCTTTTAAGTTTTGTTTTCTTTTAAATCAGTTGTTTAGCTGAAATAAGGCGAAAACAAGGGCTAAATAGCTTGAAAGTTTTTTCTTTAAAGCTATAATGTTTACAACTTCAAAACGGAATGTTTAAAACATTATACCGATTGAACCCGCTCTTTAACAATTTGGAAAAAAAGCCGAGTAAATGGGGACGGTTTGTTCCCCAAGATTGGAGGTTACTGAACAGGCAGCCTGAAACCGTTTCGGGTTGCCGATTGAGTGATTTCTATGTGAAAGGAATGGATATGCACCCAGAGTTAATTCGCGCGGAAATTAGGATGCGCGGTAAGACCTTAACAGATTTGGCTAGGCTATATGACGTATCGCCCAAGGTGGTGAGTATGGCATTGAAGCAGCCCAGTTTAGCGGGAGAAAAAGCGATTGCAACGTTTTTGAATAAATCGCTGCATGAGCTGTTTCCCGAACGATGGACACAAGATGGTAGGCGGATACGCCCGCGCTATCGGTATTTATATGAAGAGGCGGCGGTATGAGAAAAACACATTTTGCTATTTCCGAGCTTTTGGAAATGGGTTTGGAAATACTTCCAAATACTGTGCAGGGTTTGTATTACAAGGCAAAAAAAGAAAACTGGCTATTCCGTGAAACGCCTTGCCAAGGCGGCAAGGGCGGGGTGAAGCGTGAATATGCGCTGCCGCCTGCGGTGTTGGATGCGATTTGGCAGCGGCGTGCTGCGGCGGCGGTGGCGGAGGGGGCTTATGGGCAGCCTGAACCTTGCGTTGCGGGGGCGGCTTATCAGGGCGAGGTGTTGGATGCGGGGCGTTTGAATGGTAGCACGGCGGCGCAGCGTGGGCGGGAGGGGGCGCGAATTGGGGTGTTGCGGTTGGTGGAGCGGATTATGGCGGAAAGTGGTTGCGGCAAGGAGGCGGCGATTACGACGCTGCTGACGATGGCGCAGATGCCGAATGATGATTATGCGCAGGCGCGGTTGATGCTGCGTTTGGCGAATGATGCGCGCGGGGGCGGCGGGGCGTTGCCGAGCAGTCGGACGATTATGCGTTGGTTTGCGGCGGAAAAGGCGGGGAGCTTGATGCCGAAAGTGCCGCAAGCGAATGCGGGGCAGCCTGAATGGTTTGGGCGGTTTTTGGCGGTGTGGCAAACGCCGCAGAAGTTGAGCGTGCAGGCGGCTTATGAGGTGTTTGCGCGGGGGGAATTGGGGCGTGAGCCTGCTGCTGCGCTGCCGAGTGTGCATCAGGTGCGGCGGTTGATTGAGAAGATGCCTGAGCTGGCGCGGCAGAAGGGGCGGATGGGGGCGCGGGCGTTGAAGAGCAAGCAGGGGTTTGTGCGGCGGGGGTGGAAGCATTTGTTGCCTTTGCAGGTGGTGTGTGCGGATGGGCAGTGTTTTGATGCGGAGTGTGGGCATCCTGATAATCCGCATGCGCCGATTCGTCCTGAGATTACGCTGATTGTGGATGTGGGCACGCGGCGGGTGGTGGGCTTTGGGATGGATTTGGCGGAGAGTGGGCGGGCGGTGCGCAGTGCGATGGTGCAGATGATGACGACTTTTGGGGTGGCGGATGCGTTTTATGCGGATAACGGCAAGGGTTATACCAATAAGCTGTTAAATGATGAGGCGACGGGCTTGCTGGGGCGGGTGGGGATGACGTTGCATTTGTCTGCGCCTTATAGCTCACAGGCGCGGGGGGTGATTGAGCGGCTGCATAAGACGATTTTGGTAAAGGCGGCGAAGCGGATGCCGACTTATATTGGCAAGGATATGGATGGGGAGGCGAGCCGTGCGGTGCATAAGGCGACGCGCAAGGCGCAAAAGACGCAGCTGGCTTTGGCGGGGCGGGATGTGCCGGCGGAATGGGCGGGGGTGCCTGCTTTGGCGAATATTGCGAGCACGAAGCCGCGTTTGCTGCCGACGTTTGCGGAATGCCGTGCGCTGATTGCGCAGGCGATTGATGAGTATAACAACACGCCGCATCGCAGCATGGAGATGGTGTTGGATGTGAGCGGGGCGGCGCGGCGCAAAACGCCAAATGAATGCTGGGCGGAGAAGTGGCTGTTGATGCCTGAGGGGGAACGCCCTATGCCTGTGGCGGCGGATGAGCAGATGTATTTATTCTTGCCGCAGGTGGTGCGCCGATTTAGCCGCTGCGAGGTGCGGTTGCGCAATAACATTTACTTTAATGCTGCTTTGGCGGATTGGGAGGGCAAGGAGGTGCGCGTGGCTTATAACGAGCATGATGCGCGGTTTGTGTGGCTGTTTGATGAGGATGGGCGGTATATCGGGCGGATGGAGTGGAACGCGAATCAGCGCGATTTTTTCCCGAAATCGGTGTTGTTGCAAGACAAGGAAAAACGGGTGGACGCGCAAATCAAGCGGCACGAGGGCAAGATTGCGCTGTTGGATGGCACACGCGGTGCGCCGGTGTTGGAACACGCCAGCAGCGTGGATTTGGGGGGCTTGCGGCTGGATGGGGCGCAGTTGAAAGCGCAAGCGGAGGTAGCCATGGCGGCGATGGCGCGGGCATCGGATGGTGCGGCGGGCGAGGGCAAGCTGTTGAAGCTGGGGCGGCAGCCTAAACAGGCGGTATCCACAGCGGAGGCGGAGGATTGGCAAGTGCCCACGCTGCCGAACGCGCAGTATGCGGCTTATAACCGACTGAAAGCCTTGCCTTATGAGGCTTTGAGCGCGGCGCAGCAAGGTTTTTTGGCATGGTGTGAAAGCCCGAAAGGGCAGCTGGTGATGCGCGAATGCGCGGAGCTGGAACAGATGCTGAAATTTGGTTGAGGTTTTTTTTGATTAAACAGGAGTGTAAACGCTATGAAAATAGCCAATATCAACAATTTATCTTTGGTGGCCGTGGCGATGGCGCGGCTGGTGAATCGGCAGGATGGTTTGCCCGGCTTGGGGGTGTTATATGGACCGAGCGGCTTTGGCAAAACCACGGCTACGGTGGCGATTGCCAACAAAACGCAGGCGTTTTATGTGCAGCTGCGCAGCGCGTGGAGCAAAAAAACGCTGCTGGAAAAGCTGTGTTTTGAAATGGGGCTGGCTGCGCCGAAAACGGCGGCGGCGTGTTTGGATGCGATATGCGAGCAACTTGCCGCCACGCAACGCCCGCTGATTTTGGACGAAGCGGATTATCTGGTGGGCAAAAACGGCATGGTGGAGCTGGTGCGCGATGTGTATGAAGGCAGCCAATCGCCGATTTTGCTGGTGGGCGAGGAGCAGATGCCCAATAAGCTCAAACGCTTTGAGCGCTTTCATGGTCGGGTGTTGAGCTGGATTCCTGCACAGCCTGTGAGCTTGGAGGATGCACGGCTGCTGGCGGAGGCTTATGCGCCGAATGTACAGCTGGGCGATGATGTGTTGCGGCATTTGGTGGAGCTGGCGCATGGCAGCGTGCGGCGGGTTACGGTGAATTTGGTAAACCTTGCCGAGGCGGCGGCGATGAATAACCTTGATGCGGTGGAGCTGGGCAGCCTGAAAAGCCTAGGCGGCTTTGAGTTTTACAAGGGCGAAAGCCCGAAACGGAGCGTGAAAGCATGAATACGGAACCGATTGAATGCACCATTTGGCGCACGATGAAGATACTGGGCGCGTTTAGCAAGGCGGAATTGCATGCTTATGTGGCGATGACGCACAAGGTGGGGCGAGTGAAGATTGGCAGCTATGTGAACACTTTGCTGCGGCATAGCTTGCTGCGCAAGGCGGGCGATGGGCGGTTTTGCTTGGCGGCGAATGCGCCTGCGGCTGCGCCGATTTATCGGCAGCTGGGCAAGCCCAAACGCGCGGCAATGCCCAAGGCAAACACGCCGCGCAAGGCAAAAGCTACCCCGCCAGCAAAAGGCAAAAGCGCGGATTTTATGATTAGCGGATGGCATACACAGGGAGTTTAAAAGGTGTTTAAAGATTATATGAACGAGGGCTGGTTTGCCCTGCTTAAAGCGCGGATTGCGGCGGCAAGCCTGCGGCAAGTGGCGGCGGAGCTGGGGTATAGCGGCACGACGTTAAGCCTGATCGTGCATGGCAAGTATGCGGGCAAAACCGACCGCGTGGCGGCTGCGGTGGCGGCGCGGTATGAAACGGTGGCTTGCCCATATCAGGGCAAAACCATCCCGCTGCATGAATGCCGCGATACCGCCAGCGGCAAAGCCCCCACGCATAACCCCATCAAGATGCAGCAATGGCTGGCGTGCCAAAAGTGCGCCAAACGCTGTGGGCAATAATTTTTTTGCCTAGTGATTTCTGTAACTATTTGATATTAAAGGAAATATAAAAATGAACAAAGATTATTTACTGCGCGGATTTTGGCGCGATATGGCGATGCTGGCGGCGGGAATGACCGCAGGCGCGATGATGACGGCGGCGGTTTCGCACGCCCAGCCGCCTGTGCTCCAGCCCGCCGTGGCGGTGGAGAAAAACTGCGATGCGCTGTGGAACACGCCGTATGCGGATTTAAACGCAGCGGAGCAGGAGGCGCGGTATCAATGCGATGAGGCGGAAGCGTTGGTGGATAGATGGGCGGCAGCGAGTGAGGAGGGCGAGCCATGATCCGCTACACCGTTTACCTGCCCAGCTACACGCACGATGCCTTGCCGATTGGCACGATTGAGCACCGCCCCGCCAGTAACCAAGCTGTGTTGCGGCTGGATGGTAGCAAAGAAAAAACGTTTTACAGCGTGGCGGCAGCGATGCACAGCGTGAAACAGCAGTATCCCAACGCGTTTTTGGAGGACGGCGAATGAACATTGTTAAAGAGTACAGCTTGGAAATCCGCATCACACGGCAGGATAACAAATTCGGCTGCGACATCACCACCTACAACGGCGAATTGCTGTATGGCGTTATCCCCGAATACAGCCATGAAAACGATGCCGTCTATGCCGCGCTACATGCCTTGGCAACGGAAAACAACTTTTCAGGCTGCCTGCAAGAAGCGGAGTGTTAAACATGAACCTAAACATAAGTTTAAAAAACACATGGCGGCTGGCCCGCACGGAGGAGCGCGCCAAGATGGTTTTATATGCGCTGCAGATAATGCTTAACGGCGGGCTTGTTATCGGGATGACGATTGACAGCCAACGCGACATCGTCTTGTTGTTAGCCTGCATGTTAGCCATGTTTGCCGCCGCCAACGGCTTGCAAGTGATACGTCGCGATATAGTTATCCGCCTACTCACCGTTGCCTTGCGGCGCAAAGGGGCGCAGCCATGAGCGCCGAAGAGTTGGAAACCGAGCTGCGCTACGCCCGCAGCGCCATCTGGACGGTGGCGCAGATGGGCGGCGAAAGCGCCAAGTTGTTGATGCAATACATCGGCTGGTTTGCCCCGTCCAATGGCAAATTGAGCTTTGCCGAAATTGTTGCCCATTTGGCGGCGGTGCAGGCGATGTTTAACGATAGCACCGCCGAGCAATGGCAAGCGGCTTTGCGGCAGATGTTGGCGGACAAGGTTTCAGGCAGCCTGAAAACCCCGCTGACCGACCATTTGGCGTTGGAAGATTATTTAGCCGCCGCAAGCCATGCGCGGGATGAGCAGCCTGAAAACAACGGCGGTAATCAAGAGCACGCAGCAAGCGCAGCGCAAAGCGTAAACCCAAACCACAGCGCCGGCAGCTACCCCGAAGGCACGCGCCTTGTACCAAAGAGCGAAGCGCCACCCGCCGCCGCACCGCCCAGCGCAGAGCAAAAAGCCCGCGCACATGAGCTGTGCCAAAAACTGCAACAAGCCTGCCACCGCGCACGGCGCTAGGCAGCCTGAAAAGCAAAACTGATTTTTAACCCTGCGGCAAGCCATTCTTGCCGCCAAGCAACAAAAGGAAATAGCCATGACTATTGATTTAACCCAATACAAAACCGATGCCAAAGGCAATTTAATCCCACTCGCAAACATTAAAGAGCTGGATTTGGCACGCGACGATTTGGTGCATGAAATCTTTGCCGCCGTGCAGCCTGCGGTGGAAGCGCTGGATAGCGCCAAGCAACGCGCCATTGCCGATGTGCGTGCCTTTGTGGAGCTGTCGGCAGAAAAATACGGCGTGAAGCCCAGCAAAAAAGGCAATATCACGCTCACCAGTTTTGACGGCAAACTGCGCGTGAACGTTGCCATGAAAGACGTGATGATGTTTGACGAGCGCCTTGCCGCCGCCAAAGCGCTGATAGACGAATGCCTGACCGAATGGACGCAAGACAGCCGCTCAGAATTGCGCGTGATTGTGCAGCAGGCGTTTGATGTGGATAAGGACGGACATATCAGCACCGGCAAAGTGCTAAGCCTGCGCAGCCTGAAAATTGAGGACGAAAAATGGCAACGCGCCATGCAAGCCTTGGGCGACAGCCTGCACACGCTGGCAACGCGCGAATATGTGCGGCTTTACCGGCGTGATGATGCGTCGGGCGAATATACGCTGGTGAATACGGATAGGAGGGGGTGATGGGCACGAATACAGAAAATTTTGAATGAACGGGAAGGAAACAAAAAATGAATCTAAATTACACTCAAAAAGAATGGCTGAAAAGTGCCACCAAAGAAGAAAAAATTGCCTTTGCCATGAAAGGCACGCTGGAAATTAGTACGGCGATTAACTTGGAAACCAGTGAGCAAAAATTTGCGCCATTTGCGCGTGGCATAGGTATTGGCGGCTATTTTGATACACCAGAAGAAGCCAAACAATACGGCGAAAAATGGCTTGCTGAACAGCGAAATAATCCAAATTTACCTATCTTAGACGAAGCTGCACTAGGCATCACGACCACTAATCAGGAATGGGCAGAACAGTTTGCTGACAAACATTTTCATGTCTGCAAAATCATCCATCTCGCCGCGCAGAATGACAATTTGTGTTGGGATTTAGAGGAATTTATAGAAGAGATGGATGTTAGCCATGCGGAAATTTTCCCATTATCTCCCCAACAAGCCACTTATTTACGAGACATGATAAATGATGATGAGCGTGATGAGATTTATCCTCTGTTGTGCGATAACGGACTATATGGCTGGCTTGTTTTAATAGAGCAGCCTGTTATTACCAGCGGCACACCTGAATGCTACTCGTCCAGTTGGGGTTACAGCTATTACAAATGGCTATACGCGGAAAGCTATGAAGCAGCGTTGGAAAAAGCGCAGGAGTGGTCAGAGCAAACACTCCAAAAAGATTTTGAAAAAAATCAGGCAATCAGGAGAGCTTAATGGAAAACGAAATTAAAGTGCATGCCAACCAAAGCGCAGGAGGCGATATAAACGTGGATGGCATCAGCCTGCTGGATATGCTGAACGTATGCAACCTAGCGATTGCGGGCTTGCCTGCCCTAGTGGATGCTATCCACCAAGGCGCGCCACGCAGGAGCTTGCCGCGGATGTGCAACGGCGTGCGGCGGTTTTTGGCAGCGGCGCAAGAAGCTGCCCAAGATAAGCCTGAATTGCTGGCTGGGGTGAAGCAAACGGCGCAGCAGTTTGAGCTTGCGGCGGCGTTCGCCGAAAGTGAAATCAGTACGAAACATTAAATTCTAAACCCAAGCGGGCTATCAAATTTGATAGCCCGTTTTAGTTTGTGATTTATTCTCTATAATGAATACTGTATGATATTTTACAGTACTTTTTTAGAGGTGTTTTTATATGGAAGGCTCGCTTATTGGAATTGGGCTATTTGTCATAGTCTGTATGATTATTTTTGTGTGTAAAGAAATAAAGAACAGTTGGGTAAAAAATAAAGAAGCAAAAGAGTTGTTAGAGCATGAACAAAAAGAGCGAGAAATCAAAAAATTTCATGCTCAATTGCGTGCGAAAGCTGTAAAAATAGAACAAGAGCGGGCTGAGCGTGAGTCATGGCGTAATCGCGAAGCGGCAAAAATATGCCAAACGCTGCAAGGATACAGCGAAGCAAGAGCGTTTCTCTATGATATGGCATTTGAGAAATGCTTTGATAATTATCAATCCCGCGATGAACAAATACTTTGGGAATCTATACGCATTGTTTTGGAAAGCCACAATGAGAAAACCATGGAATCGCGTATCCACCTTATTTATCTAAAACATCAAGGGATGGGCAATGATAGCCCAATAGGGGCACATGAATTTAGGCTATTGGCAACGCATTTTTATTTAGGGCAAATACAAGCGTTGATGAACAAAATTGGAAATTATAAAACTCGTGCAGCCAAGGAAAAAGCTAAAATAAAAATTCAAGGTTTATTTGAACAGGCTTTATTGCCAAAGGCAGCGGATACGCTTTATCAAAATGCTGTTCGTGAGGGATTATGTTTGTACGAAGCGTTTTTACAAAAACAAAATACGTCCAATTAAACAATAAATACTTGTTGTATTTTTTGCCAAGAAACCGAATACAAGTAAAAGAACCCAAAAATCCTATACGCCCAAAAGCCCTCCGCTTTGGGGCGTTTTTTTTTGCCTTATTGCATAGAGATGGTTATTTGGTAACTTATTGTTTTTATGGTAAAGCTACACATTCAGCTTGCGCCGCCTTTGTTGGTATAATTCAGCTTATTTTACTTGGAAATTCAAGGAGAAAGCGCGTGAGCTATGCCACTAATCGCCAAAAAATGATAAGCAAAATCCATATTGCCCAACAACAACTGGGGCTAGACGATGATGTGTATCGCGACCTGCTCTCGCAAGCCACAGGCAAACGCAGTTGCAAGGATATGACGGACAACGAGCTGGCGGCGGTGCTCAACTTGTTGCAGCAAAAAGGCTTTGGCGCGGATGTGGACGCGAAAGCCTATCAGCGCACGCCGCTGCATTTTGCCGAACATGGGGCGATGATGCGCAAAATCGGTGCATTGCTCACGCAAACGGGCAAAAGCTGGGCGTATGCGCATGGCATTGCGCGAAAAATGTTTAATGTGGACACGGTGCAACGCTGCGATGCGGAGCAGATGCGCAAGGTGTTGGCTGCGTTGAATTATCAGGCGCGGCGCGCGGGGCAGAAGGCAGCCTGAAAGGTGGGTTTAAATTGGGTTTAAACAGGCAAAAAAAAGCCCACGCATTGGGCGCAGGCGTATTCAAAAATAACAGTATCGGTTTGAATTTTAACATAGAATACGGAGCGTTTGATGCAAAAAGATGATTGGGATTGTTTGCCCGAGAGCATCCAGCGGATTGCGGAAGTGATTGGGTTGGATGGGGCGGAAAGATTGGTGCAGGCGCTTGGCGGGGCGCGGTTTAAATTTGGCAAGGGGCGGCAGAATACGGCGCGGATGAAGCTGCTGCATAAGGCGTTGGGCAAGGAAGATGCGGAGAAGCTGGCGGCGGTGTTTGGCGGGGATGAGCTGTATATTCCACGCTGCACGGTGCAGCTGCGCAAGGTGCGCAATCGGCGGTTTCGGGCGGCATTTATGGCTTTGACCGATGGCGGCAAAACCAGCAAGGCGATGGCTTTAACCGAGCTTTGCCCACAATTTGGGCTGTCGCATCGCACGGCGGATAAGATTTTGGCGGAGCGGGAGGAGGTGGCGGTGCAGGGGGCGTTGTTTGATTGAAGAGTATTTAAAAACCGTTTAACGTGGCAGCGCGTTGGGCGGTTTTTTGCTATGACAAAATAGGCGTGAAATAAATAGGCAGCCTGAAACCTTGCTTGGGGTTTCAGGCTGCCTTTTTGCGTGGGGCGAAGCCTTGCGTCTGACTGGGCGGGCTGTGGTTTGGGCATGATGGCAGCCTAGTTAAACCATCATTAAACCCTAAAAGGAATAAGCATGAATACACAACCTTCCGAACTGGCATGGCTTGCCATCGCCCGCCGCGAAATCGGCACGCGCGAAATCGCGGGCAAAGAACACAACAGCAAAATCCGCAACTGGCTAATTAGCCTAAACGCATGGTGGCAAGATGACGAAATGCCGTGGTGCGGCACGTTTGTTGCCCATTGCGCCCGCGAAGCCAAACGCGCCCTGCCACAGCACTGGTATCGCGCCAAAGACTGGCTGAACACAGGCACGCGCTTGGATAAACCTGCTTATGGCTGCGTAGTCGTTTTTGACCGCGCGGGTGGCGGGCATGTGGGCTTTGTAGTCGGCAAGGATAAGCAAGGGAATTTGATGGTGCTGGGCGGCAATCAGGGCAATGCGGTCAATATCAAACCGTTTGCAACAAGCCGCGTGGCGGGCTATGTGTGGCTGGATTGGGCGGATGGGCGCAAATCCGCGCCCAAGCCTGAACGCTTTGAGTTGCCGTTGTTGGACAGCAACGGGCAAGTTTCGCGCAACGAACGCTAGGAGGCAGCCTGAAAATGAAACGGCATGCGATTGTATTGGGCGCGTTGGCGGCGTTAAGCCTAGCTGCGCCGCAGCCTGAAATCACATTACCAAAACCATTGCGCCAGTCGCCGCATCCCTTGGGCAGCGTAACCCTACGCAAAAACCGCCACAGCGGTGTGGCAGCCGCACGGCGTGCCAAACGCAGGGGGAAACGATGATGCGCGCAGGCAAATGGCTACTGGGCTTAATCGCCAATCCCGCCACAGGACAAATCAGCCACAGCAAGCTGTGGGCAAATATTACCGCCGCTTGTATGACCTACAAATTTATCCAAACACCTGATGCGCCCGAGTGGCTGTGGTGGGCATACGGCGGCATGGTGGGCGGCTATGCGCTGATTAAACGCGGCATCGCCGCCGTGCCGCAGGTGGCGCAAATCAACCAAAGCAAGGAGCAGGACGATGTGGGCAGCGCTGATTAAATACCGCGCATGGGGCAGCCCTGCCCTGCTGCTGGCCGTTGCGGCGGTGGCATGGGCGGGCGGAAAACGTGCAGCGGGGCAAGACCACCAAACCGAAACCGCCGCCCTGAAAGCGCAATACGCGCAAGAAAAACTCGCCGCCGAGCAGCGGCACACTGCCGCCCTGCAGGCTGCATTGGTACAACAGCAGCAATGGCAGCAGTTTGCCCAAAAACAAGGGGAGCAGCTCGCACAAATCCGCGTGCGGCTGGACAAACAGACAGAGTTATTAAGCAAGGACATTGACCATGCGATTGAGCAGGATAAAAACAGCGGCCATGATTGCGTTGGTATCGGCGCAAGCAGCCTGCACCTCTACAACCGCGCCTTCGGCTACCCCGATTAAGGGCGGCGTGCCGCCCGTCTCTACCGAGCTGCTGCTGCAACACGAGCGTCCCGAACGCCCCAGCAGCGGCTCCCCCGAACAACTGTTGCACCATGCCGTGCGCTACGGCGCGTATTGCCAAAAATTGGAGGGTCAGATTTCGGGCTGGCAGGCGTGGTATGGAGAAATCAGCCGTGAATAGCTACCGTGCCGAAGTGGAGCGCGTGATTGCCGTGCACCATGCGCGGTTGGAAATGGGGTTGAGCCGCGCGCGTGAGCAGGAAGCATTTGTGCGGCGTGTGGCCGATGTGCTGATGCGCCACCGCGTGGCGTTTACATGGGGGCTGGACACGGATTTTGACGCGGTGTTCCGGCTGGCCGACGATGTGACGGGCGAGGAAACGCTGCTGCAAACGCTGTTTGCAGGCTGCCTTTTGGCGCGCACGCCGGACGGTTTTGTGCTGGGCGACGCGCGGCAAGAATATATCCAAGTACGCTTTAAAGGGGGCGTGAATGAACTTTGAATTTGCTTTTAAAACCCTGTGGGGCGTGGCGACGGCGGCGGGCTGGTTTTGGATTAACGGGCTGTCTGCCAAGCTGCGTGCGGCGGAGCAGGAGCGCACCGCACTGCGCGAACGCATCCACGACATCGAGCTCAATTATCAATCCAAAAACGACACCAAAGAGCTGCGCCGCGAGATTTTGGAGGGGCTGGCCGAAATCAAAAGCAGCCTGCACCATGTGAACGAAAAACTAGACCGGAAAGCCGACAAACCATGACCGCCAGAGACCCTGTATTACAAGCACTTGCCGAAATCCGCGCCAAGCAGGATGAGACCATCCGCCTGCAGGAGCGCATGGATGCGCGGCTCGACCAAATCCACGACGACTGCAAAAAAACCGCGCGTGTGAACGGTGCGGTGGCGGGCGGTTTGTCGGGCGCGGTGGTGTCGGCCACCATTGCGCTTATCAAAGCCAAAATCGGGGTGTAGCCATGGCCTACCCCGTGGAAATGCAAAAGCAGCTGCGCGATTTGTATGTGCTGCGCTACCTGTCGCTGGAGGAAGCGGCCAAGGAGCTGGGCATCTCGTTTGCCACTGCCCGTGCGTGGAAGGCGAAGGCGCAGAAAAACGGCACGGATTGGGACGTGGAGCGCGCGGCGCAAATCCGCGTGGACGGCAAGGACAACCAATTAACCAATGTGGTGTTTTTAAAGATGATGGCGCTGCTGGAGCGCAACATCGACCGCCTGAGCCATGACGAGGACATCGAGCCTTTGGAGCTTGGCAAAGCCCTTATCGGGCTGGGCGATACGTTGAGCAAAACCACCGCGCTGGGCGCGCGCATCATGCCCGAAGTGAACCGCGTGGAGCTGGTCATGCGGATGGTCCGGCTGATTGGCGACACGGTGCGCGAGGAGCGGCCGGATATTGCGCCTTATTTTGTGGAGCTGTTGGAGCGCCTTGCGCCCGATTTGGCACAGATTTGACACGCGGCCACGGCCGCATTTTTTACGGATTAGCTTATGGCACGGGTGGCATTTAAAAACTCATACAACCGCGACAAAAAGGCGTTTTTGCAGGAGCTGGCAGACTATGCGGCGCAGCTGCGGCAGTTTGTCGAGGCATCGGTGGACGGCTTTTCGGGCAAGCCTGCGGACATTGCCGCGCGCGTGGCCAAGGTGCTTGACCCGGTGCACGGCTTTGAGTTTTTTTGCAAAACCTATTTTCCGCATTACATGACCCACGCGGAAAAATCGGACTTGCACGAGTACCTGTTTTGCAGGCTGCCTGAAATCGCCGAATCGCCCGAAAGCTGCTCGGACGTTATCGGCGCGTCGCGTGGCGAAGCCAAATCCACCATCTGCACGCAGCTGCACACGCTTTGGCGCATTGTGACTGGGCGGACGCATTTTGCACTGATTGTGATGGACAGCATCGACCAAGCCTACCCCATGCTGGAGACGATTAAGGCGGAGCTGGAGTTTAACGGCCGCCTTGCCATGGATTTTCCGCAGGCCTGCGGGGCGGGCAAAACATGGCAGGCGGGCTCGATTATTACCGCCAACAACATCAAGGTGTGTGTGGCGGGCTCGGGCAAAAAGCTGCGCGGCATGCGCTTTGGCCCGTACCGCCCCGATTTGGTGGTGCTGGACGACATCGAGAACGACGAGCAGGTGCAAAACCCGACCCAGCGCGCGAAATTGCAAAGCTGGCTGGAAAAGACCATCGAGCCTTTGGGCGGCGTGGGACGCAAGATGGACATTATCTACATCGGCACGGTGCTGCATTACGACAGCGTGCTGGCGCGCACCCTGAAAAACCGCTTTTGGCGCGGCAAACTGTTTAAGGCGGTGGTGCGCTATCCCGACAATATGGATTTGTGGGAGGAGTGGGAGACCCTGTGGCGCAACGACGGCGAAGAGGTGGCGATGGCGTTTTATCACGCCCGCCGTGCCGATATGGAGCGCGGCGCGAAAACGTCTTGGGCGGCGCGCGGCATCCTTGCGCTAATGAAAATCCGCGCCAAAATCGGCAGCCACTCGTTTGCCTGCGAATACCAAAACGACCCTGCCAGCGGTGACGACGCGCCCTTTGCGGATTTGATGGACAAATGCTTTTACGCCGCCCTGCCGGGGGATGTGGTGTATTTCGGCGCGCTCGACCCGAGCCTGGGCAAGGCGGGCGCGGGCGGCGGCCCGGGGGGGGGTCGTGTGGGCGCGG